CACTGATAACAAGACCAATATCTTGCTTTCCACTTAGGGCCAGGAGTATCACAATTATGTCTGGCTCGGAAAGATGCGCGGCGGCCTGGATCATCGCGTTTGATTTCCATATTCGGATCACCAAAACCAACTTTTACTACATTACCCTTTTCATTCTTAACATACACATAGAATTTTTTCTTACCATCAGTAGCTCTGGTTGGTTTATTAAGTGTTACCTTTTTTCCTTGATATTCAGATTCTACTAACTCCAAATCTTCATACAAATCACAAGATTCGCAATAATCATCAACGAAGTATTCATAGAAATTTTTAAATGTTTTAATCATCTTCATCCTCCGAATACATCATATAATCAAATACGGTGTTCATATAATCATTACATTTTGTCACTTTTGATTGTAACCAAGCATCATATTCTACATCATCAAAATCTTTCATATCTTCACGAACTAGTTCAACACATTGTTGGGCCTTGTCTGCAATAGATTTTAACTCTGTCAGGAGCATATATGCTTCTTGATCTTCCGTAATAAGTTCAGGTTGTGGTGTTACTTCCTCTTTAACAGAAGCTTGGTTTAAAGATTCAACCATTTTCTGCCAAGAGCTTTGGTATGTGGTCATTTTTTTCCTCCAAAATATTCAACTGCATGTCCATTTTCTATAAGTAACTGGTTTAAAGACCGTTCATCTTCTAAAATTAATTCACCTAGAACTCGTCCATATTTACCAGTTTCTTTACCTTTGGTAGTTTTTACATAAACTATACTACCAACAGGAGCATGAGATTTGCAAAAATCTTTTGCTGCAAGGCCTCTGGCCTTTTCTTCTAAATCTCTTGTCCTACTTTCTGGTGTGTCCAAACCGTAGAGTCTAACTCTCTCTTTTTGTAACCAAACACCAAAACCCAAATCGATATCCACATCAACGGTATCTCCGTCAACCCACCTTAAAATCTTTGCTCTATACTCGTACATTACTTATCCCAATTCTTTGCTGCGGTAAAGTTATTATAACTGAACTCTAGTCTATCTACTAGTTTAACGGCTGTAGTACCATCTGTATCGATGGCGACATAACCTTCTACATTACTAATTTGATATCCATTTTTAGTTTTAATAAACACCTTTGCCATTTGTTGTATTTTATTTAACTTCTTAACTATAAGAGTTTTTGCTTCAACTACATTTTCCATAAACTGTATAATATTTACTACAGTAGAATTTAATGACAGCAAATCCTTGACTAATTGATCTCTCAATTCTGCTTTCGCTTTTTGAGCCTTTTCTGTTTTTAATTTCACAATTATTTTTTCATCAAAATATTTTTTCACATACATTGCATAATCTAATTTCTTTGCTCTGGATAATGAAATATTATCACCACTCCGTATAAAAGTATTTAGGTAAGTTTTAAACGAGGCGCCAGAGAGTGTACCTTTCATTGATTCTATTTGTATTTTTTGAAACTTTTCAAAGTCTGACTTTTTAATTTTTTGAAATGCCCTACCTGTCGCCGATAAGGCCTTAGTAACTAATTCTGTTTCTGTACTAGTCATCTTCGCAGTACCAGATACATCTTTATATGTTGCGTCATCCATCCATACAGAAGATACCTTAGATAACTTAGATATATCCGCACCAAACGATGCGCTCATACTCTGCAAGTCAGTACCTTTATATGTTGTATGCCATACAACACCAATCTTTGCTGTGTTTACTTGTTTACCAATGGAGGAACTTTTCTGTACTGCATATATAAGAGTATTTGGTTGAAATGTATAATAATCTACACCATCAATGTTTTTAGATTCTACATCATCAGTAAACATTAAGTCACCTTGTAATACTCCCTTGATACCAAGTTTAGAGAATTCTGTAAGGGCAACTTTAAATTTTGAATTAAGAGCTGGAGAAAGTTTATCATTATCTATTTCTTGTATTGTTTTATAGAGTTTTGGAGTTGCATTAAACACAGACTTCTTAGCAACAAAAAATTTCTTATCGCTTGGATCGATACCAGCAAAAATGGCAGGAGCTCCATCCCACTTAACTGTCATATTAACTTTACTATTTGCATCACCAGCAAGCATATCGCGTAAGGATTGTAGAAAATTGATGGCAGCTCGACCACCATTAAACCCAAAGTTTACAATCTCATCTTCAATATGTTCAAGATGTAGGTTTTTACCACCTTTATCTTCTTTTAAATATGTTTTAAATGATTTCATTATTACAACTTTCCTACTACCTTATATTTAGTATAATTTGCCAAAGGGGCCAAATATCTTCCCTTTCTTCTGAGACATAAAGAATAAATCTCTAATAAAGTCTTTTCTTCTAGATTGTGGCATGACAGCAATAATATAGGCAAATGTTACAATTTGAGATATAACAACATTGTCCTTACTTCTACCCTTCATCCAAGATTCTTCCAATTGATCTACAAATTTATTCAAATCTCCATTAACAACAAATAACATTTTATTATTTTTTATAATCTTCAATTTTTTTTCAAAATCTCCTCTATCAAATTTCATAAAATGTTTATGTTCAGGCATTTCAAAATTATCTTTTTTTAATTCAAGTTTTAACATATCTTTAGGTACTTTGCCTAAAAATGCTGCAGCACCAGAACCAAGAAATTCGTATGTAATATTACCAATCCCACCTTGATTACTTTTAATTCCCATAGCATAGTTTTTATTTTGATATCTAACTTCTAGTTTACTAGTAACTGATGTAAAAGATTTAGTTTTCTCATTATATGGAATATTCAAATTAATTTTTTGCATTTCTACTTTATGTTCTTTAGACGAAGATTGTAAGTTGACAAGGTCATAATTAAGCTTTTGTCCATTATTTTTTTTCAGTGAAACCCCAACAATATCCATCTTATTATATGCAGAAATTAGAATTGCATTACATTCTTGAATGTTAGCCGCCTCGTCTAACTCTTCTTCATAACTTGAAAGTTTATTAGATTTTATTAACCAGATATCAGCTGGGTTCCACGAATCTTTCTTCGTGATCTCAAATTTAGTATTTACTAGTTTTGTTATGTAATCCATAAATCCACCATCACGATTATAAACATCAAAAGTACTATTAGGAAGTTTTGTTTCTTTTACTATTTGAGTAAACTGTAATTCAAACGAATTATACCAAGACTTTTCATATGGTAAGCCTGGATATACTTCAAGTAGTGATGGTAAAAGTTGTTCAAATTTTGTATAATTTTTAGTTTTACTAGACAACAATTCTTCGAATATTTTAAGAGTAACAATTTCTTGTTGTTGAGTAGTTGGTGCATTACTATTTGGATTTGAACCATTACCAAAAGTTAAATTTAATTTAGGATATTTTTTCTTAAAAGATGCTAAATCAATCATATTTTTAAAGTCATTAAGAATTTTAACATTACCAAAAACAGATCCCGGCGCGGTTTCTATCGTAATAAATTCATCATAATTCTTACCGAAACTAGAATGCATAGCCTCATACAAAGAACAAACGGTCTTTGATTTAGATAATGACAATCCAAGATTCTTTATATCTTTTACTGACGATGGTCGATAATTGTAGGGCAAAACATAATCCTCTTAATTGTTCATATTTATAATATAGAGTAATTAGATTACGACTTCAAATGACCCCATATTTGTAGATTTAGACTTTGAACCAAATGAAGTAGATGGAGTTGGTACTAGATCGTCTTGTGCGTTTTCTTCTGCATCATATAATCTCATTTTAGATCTGTCAATACCTACAACAAATCTTTTATGAGCATTTAAGTCATTATAACGATTTTTTAGTTGTTTTATTAAAATTTGATCGAGTTCTTCCAATTCTTCAGTTGCAATCAATGCAAACATTAGATCAGCAGTTGCAGGCAAACCAAATGATTCGGAAGTATCTTCCAAACCTACATCAGTATTACCATATCCAGACCTAGTTGTTTGTGTTGCAGATACAATTGGTAGATTATTTTCCACTGCAAGCCCACGTAATTCTTCTGCAATAGATTTAATATATGTGTAAGAATTCACATTTGCACCATGTTTAATACGAGAAGATGCACATATATTCAAATAATCTATATAAATTATATCTGGAATAAAGTTGCGTTTCAACATCAATTCCTGCAATAAATGTCTAAAGTGATTTGCATTTGCAGAAGCTGTTGGATATTCTTTTACGATAAGTTTACCAGTTGTTTTTTTCTGCACCTTCTGAATTCTTTTGATAAAGGCATCTTTAGATAGTTCAGATACTTTTGCAATGTCAACATCTAATAGATTTGCATCAATTCTTTCTGCAATCTTTTCTTCTGACATTTCCATTGTAATGTATAATACATTCTTACCCATCATCATATTAGAAGCCGCGCAATCGCACATAAACAAAGATTTGCCAACACCAGTACCAGCAAGTGCAATATTTAAAGTTTTATTAGGTAAACCACCTTTTGTAATAAGATTGAGTTTTTCTAAATGGAAAGGAATTCTTTCTTCTATTTTCTGATAAAATTCATATCTTTCTTCGTGATCATCCACAAAGTCATGTCCAATATGATTATCAAACGAAACTGATAATGCATCTTGTAATAATTTAGGCAACGCACCTTTATCTTGTTTGGTGTTACCATCTATTATCTGAATAGATTCTAATACTGCGTTATATATTGCACGATCTTTACACCAAGTTTCTGTATGATCTACCAACCAATTTTGATTTACCTCATCAACATTATTCAAAACTTCAATAGTCTCACTCAATTCCTGATGTATTTTTTCAGAAATATTTAATTCTTCAATCGTAATGTTTAAAGAAGTAGTAGTTGGAGCCACATTGTAATTGTCGATATGATCTTTTATAAGGTCAAAAAGAACCTTATCTTTTTCTTCAGAAAAGAAATCTTTGTTTATAAAAGGTACAACTTTTCTACAGTATTCATCATTATTGACTAAGTTTTGTAGTATTGTTAATTCGGTTAAATCCATAGTATTTCCACTTAAAATTCTTTAATAGGTTCACTAGACGATATACATTCTATCTGAACTCTATAATATTCATTTGTTTCATGTCTTTCCCAATTGTCACTATCTACAATTATCTGACATTGTTGTTTTGTTAAAAGTTCCTTCATGACGTATTGGTTGCCCATATACACCCATTCTTCACCAGTGTTTCCCCACATTGATATAACTATTAAAAATGTTTTCATATTGACTCATCTTCCTTCAAATTATTTAATGCATCATTAACTGAAACTTCTAACATATATTTTAAAATTTGTCCAGCTAGTTCTTCTAGTTTTTTATTATTATATAATTTTTCTATAGGATGTGCGACATTTCCTTTTACTGGAGTTAAGTCAAATTCCATTCTAGCCTGATCATCTTCTTCGTGAATTTTAATTGATCCTATAGTGTAAATAACATTTGTAAATTGACCTTCATCTATCCTAACTGCGTAACCATCTTCTTCGTTATCAGTTTGCATCATTGTAAAAGTTTTATCTGTAACGGTCATTATTTGCATCCTTAAATATTTCTTTACGGCCTTCAATACCGATTTGTGAATCAAATATATCTTTCACTTTAGATAACATAAGACAAGCCATCATTAATACATCCTCTCTACTATCGCACATTAATATCTGTTTGTCAATAGGCAAACAGAGTTCTTCCATTCTATCTGTCACTTTACTCATTTATATCTCCAGGCATTGTGAATAATGCATTTACTCCATCATTCGGGTTTATAGGTTTTCTTGCAAAAATTACCCATTTATGAGAAAACATTGTATCTTTATTAGTACAAAATTCTCTAAAACTTGTACCAGTTGTGTATACATCATCACATACTAACCAAGGATGATTACCCTCAGTGATGTATGGTTCGAGAGCATATTGTAATGGCAATCCACCTCTTGGAATACCTACAACTTTACTAAAAGGACGTTTTTCATAATCCATAATCATTTTAGCTAATGCATCCCATTCATTATCAGTTATACCATCACATTCTATTTTCCATGACATAGGAATGCCTGCATGACTGACAAAATCTATTTTTTGAAACAATTCTATCACTTTACTACTCCAATTTGTTTTGCATCTGTATATAAACTTTGATATTTTTCTAAATTATCTGGTGATATTGCCAATACCATTCCATATCCACCATTAAAAACTGTAAGAAAATCACGCATGGTCATCTTATTTCCACTTGTACATTTCCAAAATAAATTTGACCACCAAGTATCTTGAGTTGTGTCTAATACATTTGTATCTAATTCATATTCTTTTCCATCCAACATACGTGGAATATTTTCAATAAGTCCACCCCCTGTTATATGAGCGCAATTACGAATCAGAGTATGATTTTCTAATATCTCTTTTACATATATTCTAGTAGGAGTGAGTGGAATTTCTTCTAATGGCATTACCTTTCTTAATAAACTAAAACCATTTGAATGTGGGCCACTAGATGGTAAACCAACTAACAAATCTCCAGATCGAACTTTAGTATCTTTCATTCTATCTACTGTAAATCCTAAAATAAATCCTGCTAAATCAAAATTAGAACCCTTGTATACTCCTGGCATTTCGGCAGTTTCACCACCTTTTAGTTCACACCCTGCAATTTCGCAACCTTTAAGAATTCCATCTAAAATTTGTTTTGATTTATCTAATACTATTTTGCCTGTAGCATAATAATCAAGAAAACAAACTGGTTTTGCAAATTTACATAAAATGTCATTTGCACACATTGCAACAAGATCAATACCAATTGTATCAAACTTTTGTTGAGCTTCAGCGACAAGAATTTTTGTACCAACTCCATCAGTTGACATAACCAACTCTTCACCACCACACATAATAGTGGCTCCATAGTCTTTAAAACCAAGATATTTTGCAATCTCATTACCTAATTCAATATCAACACCAGTTTCTTTATAGGTTGTCATATTATACGTCTTCCCTAGTTTCATCTACTTTTACTTGTCTGAAAAAACTTTCACTCCAAAATGCTTTATCATCTATCCAGATATCATAATGTTCTTTTTTACCAACACTAAGTTCGTGATACTTTGCACCCCATGCGTAAAGTTGACTTTTAGTAAGGTCATAATAATCTACCATACTTATTGCCCCTCTAGCTGTCATATATTTAATTTCATGTCCAGCATCATATAATGCATTTACCTTCGCAATACGATCCATCATAGGTTCATGTAATGCATAATCTTTTTTTCCATTCGGTTTTAGAATTTCTTTACAAATAGTTCCATCTATATCAATTACATATTTCATTTTAAACTTTTCCTTATTTTTCCAGCTTCTCTTTCCATTGCATCAGCTAGTCTATTCAATTCTTCATCACTTTCGTCTTCTACTGGCTCATTTTCTTCAGTACCATAAACTTCCATCCACTTGTCTTTTGGACAACGTATTTGTGCAATTTTAGTTTTAGCGGGCATAAAACAACCACACTCTCTACATAGATAGATAGTTGCCATATATGAATCACACGATTTACAAATATCCATTCGTTGACTTGCCACATACTTAGAAGTAAATAACATTAAGATTCTTGCATAATACTAGAATTACCTACAATATACTTTTCACTTAGATAGTCATTGAAGATTTTACTTTCTAGGATTGGATTCCAAAAATCTGTACCAATAAAATCTTTTGCACGTTGTTTCTTTTCTGCAACTTCACCAGTTTCTAAATCTACAACTTGATACCAAGCACCAGATTGTGATATACATCCAGCATCTAATGCCATATCAAGTAGACCACTCCATTTGTCAATACCACCTTCAAACTTAACTGATACTGGTATTTTAGATTTCTCACGTACAAATCTAGACTTTTCTACATTAATGATAAAGTTATACCCTGCGATTTCTGTGCCTTCTTTGGCCTGTTGTCTACCTATAATCCATATATTATCAGCACTATAGTACATACCAGTACCACCAGAAACTACTTTAGTAGGGAACATACCCTGAGAGTCATAAGTGTGGTTAATCGCCACCATAGGAATATCTTTCATTGATAGATGTGGTGTTACCATTCTAAACAAAGATTTAAATCCTTTAGCACGAGTCATATCTGCAACAGATTTTCCAGATTCTGCATCATCAACTTCTTTCTTCGAGGCAAGATTACCAACAGAATCAATAACAATGAATAATTTATCACCAAGATTAACATCAGAGAGTTGAGCCATGACATCAAATTTTAGTTCTTCTAAATTTGTTACTGGTACATGAATTACCCTACTTGCATCAATTTTAAATGTTTCAAAGTATGCTGGGGGAGTACCAAATTCAGAGTCATAAAATAAAGCAATACCATCTGGATTTTTATCTAAATATGATTTCATCATTAACAATCCAAATGCAGTTTTAAAATGTTTGGAAGGCCCAGCAATCATTGTAAGTCCAGATGTAAATCCACCAGTAGGAGAACCAGAGAATGCAATATTGACAGCCGGAACTTGTGTAGGAGTCATATCCTTTTCATTTAAAAATTTGGATTGTGCTAAAACGTCAACTCTACCATCTTTAAACGTAGAATTCTTTTGTAATTTTTTCATCAAAGTGCTCATATATTTCTCCTAAAAAAAGCTATCAAGAGTAAACTTTTTCTCTACATCCCAACCAATACTATCAGTAATAGTCTTAATAGGTTCAAGAAAGGCTTTCTCAAATTGTATATTGTAATCTATATATTTTTCCAACTCAAATTCTGTAGGTAATTCATTTAGAATTGCAATAGTATTATTATGAAGTGGATTTGGTTCTTTTAAATAACAAAACTTTACCTTTTCACCTTCCTTTATGATAGGATACTTT